ATGAGACGCACGTGCAGAAGGAGCAGGCGAACGTGGTCAGTGCGCATCAGCATCACGTCAGCATCAGCCGCGACCCGTTCAACCGGTACGTCGCAATCGACAGCGGCGGGTTGTTCGACCAGCGGCGGATGCTGTACGCATCGCGGACGGACAGTACCGCTCCGGTCATGGCCAACGGGTTCGTGTTCATCGATGATGCGGGATGCGGTCATCTGCTGACCCCGTATCCGTCGATGACGAATTGGGGGTTATGGGGTTTACGGGATGAGGCAGAAGCGCTTCTTGGAGCAAAAGCAAAATCAAATCTGGCGCAACCGGATCGTCAGCTACGGTGTCAAAAAAGCGGATCAGTTCACGGCCAATCCTAACAATCCGCGTCAGCATCCGCAAGCGCAGCGGCAGGCGGTTGAAGCGTCCCTGAACACGCTTGGTTGGATCGCACCGGTCATCGAAAACGCGCGGACGGGGTACCTGATCGACGGGCATGAACGCGTCATGCAGGCGCTTGAGCGCAATGAAGACGTCCCGTACATCCTCGTGGATCTTTCCCCGGAAGAAGAGGCGCAAGCACTGCTGACGGCGGACTACATCGGCTCACTCGCGGGGTACAGCGCGACCGCAGTCAGCACGCTGCTGGATGAACTGACCCCGCTGGAACTTCCGGATGACAACCTGCGCGGTCTGCTGGACGCGATCCGGCTCGACCTGGCCGAGCAGGTGGATCCGAAGGCAGTTCAGGGTGAAGGATCGTTTGAGCACCAGTTCGCCGGGCGGGTACGACTGGTCGTCCTTATCCGCGATCTGGCGGTTGTGGAGCGGGCGATTGAACTGACCGGGCTGGTCAACCGGCACGAAGCAATTGCGGAGATCTTCCGGCACTATGTCGAAAGCCAAACACAAGCGCGATAACTCAACCTTGCAGGACAAGGTGGCCCTCCGGCGGTTGGTGCGCTCATGGTTTAATCACCGTCCGCTGGTCGTCCTGGAGACCAACGGCGGTAAAGGCGTGGTCTACCGCAAGGTGTACACGGACTGCACGGGGGTTGTGTTCGAAAGCAGCGCGCGCAAAGCGGAACTGCTTGCGATCCAGCGTCCCAACTGGGCCGTGTACGAAGGGGACGCGGTGCAGTGCATGCTGGCCGGTGCACCGGTTCACATCCAACCGGATCTGGTCGATATCGACCCCTACGGCAGCGCGTTGGAATATATTCGCGCGTTCTTCACGTCACCGCGCAGCTTCCCGGCTCAACTGGCGCTTGCGGTCAATGATGGTGCACCCTATGCGCTTCAGGCTTTCGGGCCGGGGAACCTGCGTTTGGTGCAGCCGTATGCAGCGCGCTACGGCTGGACGAATCTCTTTTGGCATTACGAATCGATCATCCGCGACTGGTTACCGCGCGAAGCTGCGCGCGCGGGGTATCAGGTTGTTGAACTCGTCTACCGCGCGGTCGGGTCGAACAACCGCATGGCGCACTACGCGGCGCTGCTGAAACGCACGGGTGGATAGCGAGGGGCAAAAAATGGCGAGACCGCGGAAATTCACAAGTGAGCAAGTGATCGCGGCGCTGAAAAAAACGCGGGGGCTGATTTCGGTTGCGGCGCGAGAACTGTCCTGCAGTCACGCAACAGTTCTGAACTACATCCGGACTGACCCGGCGGTTGCGGAAACGTATCAGGAGATCGTCGAGGCGGTGGGTGACGCGCTTGAAGCCGCGCTGCTGGACGAAGCGCTGAACAAGCGCAACGTCGGGGCGATCATCTTTTACCTGAAGTCGAAGTACAAAAATCGCGGCTTTTCGACCCGCGTGGAGACGACTGGGGTGGACGGGGGGCCGGTCGTGCTGGACGTGACGAAGATGAGCGATGACGAACTCAAACGCATCGTTGGCGATGAAAGCGGCGGCGGAACTTGAACTCCGTCGTCGGCGGCGTCAGCGGGAAATCCCCAACAACCTGATCCTGCTCGACAAAAACGTTCAACCGGCGCTGTACCGACCCAACGCGGTGCAGCGGGAACTGCTCGATGCGCTGACCGGGCGCGACTTGGTACTAAAAGCGCGCCAGCTTGGCGTCAGCACGGCCATTCAGGCGGACATGTTCATCGCGGCGGTGACGCGGACGGTACTGTGCGCGACACTGTCGCATGATGATGAATCAACGCAAAAGCTGAGGCGGATGGCCGACCGGTTCTGGAGCGAATTACCGCTTGAACTCAGGCCGCGGCGCGGGATCGCCAACGCGACGACGACGACGTACCCGGATACGCGCAGCGAAGTCACGATCATCACCGCTGGCAGTCCGAACAAAGGGCGCGGCGGGACGTACACCTACGTGCACGGTTCTGAGGTCGCGTTCTGGAAAGATGCGCAGGCGCTGATGAGCGGCGTGCTTCAAGGTGTTCCAGCGCACGGGCGTATTGTTCTCGAAAGCACGCCGAACGGGGCGCAGGGTTGGTTCTACGAGCGGTGCATGGAAGCGCTCGACGGTGATACGCGGTGGAAACTGCACTTCTTCCCGTGGTGGCACGATGAGGGATATCGCATTCCCGGCGCGCAGGTCGAGCGGCTGACCAACGAAGAAGAGTTCTTGAAGTCGGAATACGACTTGAGCGATGAGCAGATCGCTTGGCGGCGGCAGAAGCAGCGGGAACTTGGGCCGTTGTTCGTGCAGGAGTATCCCGAAGATCCGCGCTCATGCTTCATCACGTCGGGGGCGGGGTTCTTCGGCCCGCTGCACGACGTCTTCGCCGCATCAGAGAGTACTGAGCCGCGGCCCGGCATGCGCTACGTCGCTGGCCTGGATTGGGGGCAAGCGCAGGACTACACCGCGCTCAGCATTGTCGAAGTAGAGACGGGCCAGCAGGTCGAACTGCTGGTCATCAACCGTCTACCGTATGCGGAAATCCGGGCGCGGGTGGCGTCCGCCTGTCGGCGCTGGCGGGTGCAGCGGCTTGTGGTCGAACTGAACTCGATTGGCCAGCCAAATTTTGAAGCGCTCAGGGACGAGTTGGATGCGGACGTCCCGGAACTAGAGGGGTTCACCACGACATCCAGCAGCAAGCAGCAGGTGTTGAGCGCGCTCCGGCTGGCGCTGGAAGACGGGGCATTGAAACTGCTCCCTGACCCGCATCAGATCCGCCAGATGCGGGCGTACACTGCGCAGCAGACGCGCACCGGGCATTGGCAGTACAGCGCGCCGGCGGGGGAACACGACGATATCGTCATCGCCAACGCGCTGGCCTGGCGGGCGGTGCAGCGGATCGGCGTCAGGCACTACATCGATACGTGGTAGGGGCTATGTTCAGCAAAATTCGCAAACTTCTAACCCGGCGCTCGACCGGGGGAACAACGCTGATGTATGCCCCGTTCGGGCGCGTGCTCTACACGTCGGGGGATCACGTCTACAGCCCGACGGCGTATCGCAGCGAATTCGACCTGGAGTTGGCGCGCGTCCTCGGTACGCAAAGCGAAGTCGATGATGCGACGTTGGCGCGCGCGTTCGGCGTCAGCGCGACGGCGTTCGCTTGCGCGCACTACCGGGCTAACGTGATCGCGGGTATCCCGCTGGCCGTGGTCGATGATGCGGGGGCGCGGGCGGAAAACACGCCGCTGCGCGACTTCATCGCCGGCGCATCGAACGTCTTGTTCGAAATCACACTCAGCCTGCTCATCTATGGGCGGGCGTACCTGCTCAAGGAGCGCAATCAATACGGTCATCCGACGGGGCTGCGACCGCTCAACCCGCAGTTGGTCACGGAATTGACCGGTACGGGGATGCGCGTCACCGGCTACGACATCCGCGATGAACACGGAATGATGATGCGGCGGGCCGACGTCGATGACGTGGTCTACATGCAGTTGTACGATACCCGTCCCGGCGGGCGCGGCCTCAGCCCGTTCGAAGTGGCTTGGCGCGATCTCAACCTGGAGCAGGGGATCGTACTGCACGCGGCCAGTTTCTTCGTCAACAGCGCGCGCATCGACGGGATGCTGACGTTCGAAGAGCCGCTGTCTCAAGACGACTACGAGCGGGCCAAACGCGAGTGGCAGCAGAACTTCCGCAGCGCAACGCGAGCGCACAAGACCGCGGTCATGCCGGCGGGGGCGCGGTGGACGCCAATTCAGGCCGCCCCGGCAGATCTGGCGATGGATGCGCTGCGCCGTGAGGAGCGGGCGGCGATTGCGAGTATCTTCAACGTCGATCTCGCACTCATCGGGATGGCGGATGTTGCTGACCAGTTGTCCGCCAACTCGACGTACAGTGCAAAGGAGATCGCGCATATTCGGTCGGTAGCGCTTCCGTTCTTGCGCCAGACGATCCTACCGACGCTGCAAACACAGTGGGCGGACTACGACTTCCCGTATCATCGGGCGCGGTTGATCGTCGATGAAGCGGCGATCCCCCAACTTGCGGAAGCGCAGCTTGTCCGCGCGCAGACAATGAGCGAGTTGGTCTCCGCGGGGTTGATCGACACTGAAGAAGCGCGTCAGCGGCTCGGTTTCCCGACGATGGATGATGCGGCGGTGCTGCGCCGGCCACCGGAGGGGGTGATCGCGCTGTACCAGGCCGGCCTGATCTCGCAGTCCGAAGCGCGGCGCATGTTGTTCGGGCGTGACATCCCGCTGGCAACCGATGACCTGATCATCATCGACGGACGCACCGTCCCGCGCAAGCTGGCGGCACAGTACGCTGAAGAGAACGCGCAAGCGCCGGCCAGCCCGTTCAGTGTCCTGAACGACAGCGCATCCCCGGCGGTGGAAGTGCGGTCGATTGAGCCGCGCGCAGCGGAACTCAAACTGGTCGCAGCGTTCAAGGGTCATGCGCTCATCCGCGCGGCGCGCAGTGAACTGTCGAATGCGCTGACGGAAGCGGGCGTGGATGCGCATTGGGGTGATGACAACTGGGCGGTGACGCTGGCGCAAATCCGCGGCGTCCCCGGCGCGGTACGGCGCGCGCTTGACTTGACCGGGATGCGGGCGATCGACCTGCGCGCAACCGGGGCGATTGTGGAGAACGGGCAGATCGCACTCATCCTCGATGACGCGGGGGCGTGGAGCGGGGTGACCGCGGCACTGCGCGATGACCTGGATGCGGTCAATGCGGCGGTCGAATTCCCACCGCTGCGCGTGACGTTGGGTCATGTGCACGGGACGGCCCCAACGCTGACCCTGACGGAATTCCCGTTGGTAGTAGTGCAGTTTGAACTGATGCATGGCCGGCGCGTGCTTGAAGTCTGGCGCGCTGAGCGTCAGTCGCATGAGCAGGCGCGGGAACTGCGCAATTGGGAACACGTTGCGGTACGGCGCGGACGGGACAAGGCACTTGAATTCCGCGCGCATACGCTCGACGCGGTTGTCGATGCGTTCATCCGGCTGAGTTTGGAAGACGAGGACGCGGATCTGGAGCGCGTGTTTGAACTGGCGCAGATCCGCATGTTCCGCGATACGTTTGAGAAGTTCATCGCCGCGGTGGAGAGTACGATTTACCGCGCAGCGACCGGGGCGATCACGCGGCAGAAGTTCGGCGGGGAGATGCGCTCCCTGCTGCGCCGCTACGGGTTGGTTGCTTTCCGGGACGGGATGAACGAAGTTGGGTATGACCCGGAATCGTTCGGGCCGGAAGAACTCAAAGCGTTCAGAGAATGGCAAGCGCGTCAGTCCGAATTCGTGACCGGGATCGCTGACGAGATCTACAAAGAGGGCGGCCTGCTCGGCGGTGCAGAACGCGCAGCAGCGCGGGCGCGTATGTGGGGGCTGGTCAGCCTGGAAAGCGCGCGCGAGGCCGGCATTCTGATCGCAGCACCCAATCAGCGCATGGAGTGGGTACTCGGTCAAACCGAGGAGCACTGCAAAGACTGCATCCGGCTCAACGGACAGGTGCACACGATGAAGGAATGGGTCGAGGCCGGTTGGACGCCGACGTCCGGCAAGACTGAATGCAAGTCGTTCAACTGTCAGTGCAAACTTGTGCCGACGAAGAAGCGCCGGCGGGGGAAGTTCTGATGCTGCGCACCGTCGTCAAGGTGGACATCAAGACCTGGAAGCAGTTTCAGCAAGCGATTGCGAGTGCACCGTCGCTGACCGCAACCGGCACGAATTTGGTCACCCGGCGCTTGGCAACGGAGATCCTGCGAGAACTGCGCGCAGCACCGGCCCGACCGCGGTATCCGATCCAGTGGACGTCGGAGAAGCAGCGGCGCTACGTCATGGCCATGCTCAGGCGGACGAACAACCTACCGTACCGGCGTACCGGGAAACTGGTGCGCGGTTGGAAAAGCAACAAGAAGATCGACGTGCGCGGCGGCATTTTCGCAGTGGAGAACAAGGTCAAGTACGCGGGCTACGTGCAGGGGCCGTTCGGATCAAAAGCGAAGGCGGGGGAACAGCGTCAGCAGAAGTTCCACCGGCGCAGCGGTTGGCCCAGCGCCCCGGACGTGGTTGCGCGCTGCCGGAAGAAGGCGATGGATGCGCTCAAGGGGATTTGGGGTGACGCAACCGTCGGCGCAGTGGTCAAGCAGAGAAAGCGGGGTGGCCGATGATCAACGCTTGCGCGCAGCCGGTGCGCATGTTGAACGGGCCGGTCGGGGAAATCGAGGGGTACATCGCCATTTGGGGCAGTCCCGATGAACGGGACGCTTATGGGACGTGGTTTGACCGCGCCCGACCCCCGTACATGGCGTTGGAAAACGGGATGCACCGGCGTCCGATTTTGTACGAACATGGACAAGACCCCGTTGTGGGCAAAGACGTCATCGGCTTCATCGAGGAGATTGAATTCGACGACGTCGGTATCCGCTACCGGGGGGCACTTGACCGCTCATCCCCGCATTTTGCGCGGGTTGCAGCGGAAATCCAGCGCGGTGAACTAGCGACCAGCAGCGGCACGATGTCGCACCTGGCCGAGTTCTACGACGACGGCGCGTTCAAGACTTGGCCGTTGGGGGAACTGTCGTTGACCAAATCCCCGGCT